CGAGTTTGCACTGATCGAGGTGTTCTATGGCGACTCTTGAAGATACGACGTGGTCTCAGCCCTGTAAGTATACGGATCGATACGTTCGTTTGAACGGCACCGAAACTACTACTGAACGGACGAGTCCCATGACGGACTTTCGTCGCCGCCTCGTTACGGGGACCGGCCGCCGGCCTAAGCCGACCGGTTGGTTATATCCGACCCCGTATTCAGTGCGTGAGGACCTGGTACGACCCCTCTCGGGAAAGTACCAGGCTGTCGAGAAGGGCTACGGAACCCACTTTTATAGTGGGGACGGTCTAAACCCCACTGAGGGTAGCGACTTCCGTATCACCACGAACGACAGCATTGCGAAGGTCAATATTGACTTCGTATCCCAGGCTGAGACAGCGGCTCTAAATAAGCTGCTAACAGAAGGCCGAGCACTCCAAGGAACATGGAGTGCGGCTCAAGCCTGGGGAGAGCGGCGTGAAACCGCGGAGTTGCTCACGCGGACCGCTCAACGTGTTGTGGGCCTTTTCAGGGCCCTTCGATCCGGTCAGTGGCGTAAACTGAATGAGCTGTTGCCCATCGGTGAACGCAAACGCTGGAAAGAGCTGAAGGATACCCCCTACGGAAAGTGGCTAGTACAGCGCCAACGTCGGGCTTTAGCAATTACGCCACAAGCTATGGCCTCCGGTGTACTGGAGTTCCAGAACGGGTGGAAACCCTTGCTAGGTGACGTTTACAACGCTTGTGAAATGCTTGCAAATCGGAAAATGCAAGCTGATTGGGTTATAACTGGTCGAGGCGAAACAAAGCGGTTCGACTCGAGGGATGAAATCCTCGGTCAAGATACGCCTTGGTACGTCAACCCGCGCACTCGCAGATATTGGGAGTGCACGCGATTGGCCAACGTCCGCATTGATGCTACTGTGGACGACCAGTTTTTCCACAGGCTCTCACAGATGGGAATGACAAACCCATTCGCAACAGCCTGGGAGCTCCTACCCCTTACGTATATCGCCGACTGGTTTGTCGGAATAGGGGATTGGCTCCAATCGCTGGGTGCACCGGCCGGAATGAAGTTTTTCTCCGGCTCGTGCACCCGGTACTACGAGCTGATAGTGACGATGGAGAGTGCGGACCTCAGTCGAGGTCAGTACTCAGGGTATCGACGAAAAGTCGAGATGGAACGGACAGTGTATTCTAACTTTCCATTCCCAATTCCACCGTTGAGCTTTAAACCCAAGCCTTTGTCGCTGAGCCGGGTAGTTAACCTGGCTGCCTTGCTAACCACATGGCTATCGGGCGTTAAGCCTGATATGCGGCAATAGGTAATCCACCGTTTTACTGCCCCGGAAATCTCCGCGGCAGAACCTCTATATCCCGTAAGGGACCACTTTGGCCGATGGAGGCCTTTAACAATGGCAATGACCAATATCGTCATCAACGACGGTGCAACGACCCCGGTGTCCCACACCTTTACGCCCCAGACTGGTCAGTCTGCTCGCACTGGGTTCGCCCAGTGGTTCGAGAAACTGGCCACGAAGTCGGCGCAGGCGTGGCCGGAGATCAAGACCCGTGTTACGTTGGCGGAGAAGCCGGGCCAGGAGCATGTTTCTACGCTCCACCTGTCTATCCCCGCAGTCAGCGTGGTGGACGGGGCTGAGGTGCTTATCGGTGCTACGCGGTTTTTTGTGACCGCTATCACGCCGTATAACCTCAACTCTGAGGACGCGGCCAAGGCGAACTTCGGTCTTCTGAAGAACGCACTGGCTCATGCTGAGGCGACTGGTGTCTTTGTGACCCAGAAGCCTTCGCAGTAACGGCGTCGGATTACATCCCGATGTCGCGCGCCCAGGGGACTAGCTATCCCCTCGACCAACACGGCCCGGCATATGCCGGGCTGAACTTCAACCTCATCCGCACATGCGGATGGCTTTTTCTGGGAATATTCCTATGGTTGGTGTTAAGTTTAGTGCTCGTAGGAGCCCTAACGCTGAGGTACGTTTCAGTCTCTCTGAGTACGTCCGACGACTCGCAGGTATCTTCGGCTGTGAAGCCGAGTACCAGGGTCCAGGACCCACCGAAGTTCGGTGGCCTCATGATACTCCCGATCGACTCCGGTTCCCCGTAGAGTATTTGTTCAGCGAACTGCTGAGCAAGCTCGACGTAAAGGGATCGGATAAGGTCAAGGAGCAGAACTGCCTCTCTAAGTTTTTCGAGGCGGAGAGACTCTGCGCAGATACTAATTGGAGATTCAAAGAGCGATCATTCTTGTACCACGGAACTACAAAATCCGGGTACACTCCTGCGTCCGCCCTTTGGCGTGCACGGAGAAAAATTGAATGGTTGCTCGGCGAATACTCCGATAGCGCAGTTGTGCCGTACATGGGTCATGGCCCAGGAGCTACAACTCGGCTCCGGCGGTCTGAAGCACATTTGGCACGAAAACTTGGGGGAGCCCCCCATTGTACCAAGACCGCTAGTTCCTTCGTGCGCGATGTTCTCGCGCAGTCGCCCGGTTGGGCGACGCAATTTACCGAAGGATCCGAGGGCGAAGTCGTCCTTGGAAATAAACTAGTAACTGTCCCGAAGAACTATAAGACTCATCGCATGATCGCCATCGAGCCCGACTGGAATATGTTTCTCCAGAAAGGGATCGGCGGCGCTATTCGCGAAAAGCTTCGGCGGGTAGGCATCAACTTGGAAGACCAGTCTAACAACCAGCTTCTCGCAGGGCTTGGAAGCCTTTACGGGGATCTGGCGACCATCGATCTTTCGATGGCCTCGGACTGTATGTCGTACGAGTTGGTACGTTTCCTTCTGCCGCCCGACTGGTTTGACGCACTTGAGCAGTGCAGGAGCCAGTGTGGGGTTCTTCCTTCTGGTAGCGTTGTTATCTACGAGAAGTTTAGCTCTATGGGGAACGGCGCCACGTTTGACCTCGAGACCCTGATTTTTTGGGCCTTGTCGGCGGCGGTGATAGACCTTATGGAGTTGGAGGACCGTCGTTTGCTTGTGTACGGTGAGGATATCATCGTACCGACGGCAGCGTTCCAGAATGTCTGTGACGTCCTGGAGATGTCTGGTTTCCGCCCAAACCGAAAGAAATCCTTCGGAGCGGGTCCGTTTCGTGAGTCATGCGGATCGCATTTCCACGAGGGTGACGACGTGACACCGATCTACATCCGCGAGGCAGTTACACGCCTCGATCGTCTCTTTCTCCTGCACAATAACACGTGCAGACTTCTTGACCGCATGGGACAGTTTGTCTCTGCGTCTCCTCAGCAAATCGAGGAGTTTCTCGAGTGGATGCGTTCGCACGCGCCATCCGAGTGGAAGAAGCCCCGCCTTCCCCGATTGGACATCGGAGATGGCGCTTTCTTCGGTATCTTTGAAGAATGCGCGCCGCGGAAAGCCAAGAAAGGGTACGACGGTTGGAGGATTAATGTCCTCCGTCAGACGGTCAAGGATCCTCTTGCTGGTCGAAAGACTGGTAGGAAGAAAGATAAGGACGGCTTTTACATCGAGCCGCCACTTATCCCCGAGTCGAACATACCCCCAGTCGAGAGACTCTGGTGTTCGCTTTGGGACCTTGAGCATGGGACCGATAACTGGTGGTATACAGTTAGGGTCATTCGTGCCGCGTCTAAGGGGGGATTCCCCTTGAAGCCTCTCTCTCGTGAGGCAGACGTGCCTGCTGCACCACAGCCCAGAGGTTGGGCGTGCG